GCACGCGCTGGCAAACGAGCCGCTGCAGGGACAGGCGGCACACACGCAGAACATTGTGGAGATTTACTGATGAGCAAACGCAGGAACCGCACCCGCACGCAGCCCGTGCCGCAGCCAGATAACATGACCGGCAGGGCAGCGTCGGAGGCGTTTACCTTTGGCGACCCGATCCCGGTGCTGGACCGCCGCGAACTGCTGGACTACGTAGAGTGTGTTATCAATGATCGCTGGTATGAACCACCCGTGAGCGTTGACGGGCTGGCGCGCACCTTCCGCGCCGCCGTGCATCACAGCTCACCTATCAGCGTAAAGTGCAATATTCTGGCGAGTACCTTTATCCCGCATCGCCTGCTGAGTCAGCAGGCGTTCAGCCGCTTTGCGCTGGATTACCTGATTTTCGGTAATGCCTACCTGGAGAAGCGAACCAGCCGCCTCGGTAACGCGCTGAAGCTGGAGCCATCGCTGGCGAAGTTCACCCGGCGCGGCCTTGACCTGGATACGTATTGGTATGCGCACTATGGCATTAACACGGAGCCGTATGAGTTTGCGAAGGGCAGTGTGTTTCACCTGATGGAGCCGGACATCAATCAGGAGATTTACGGCCTGCCGGGCTACCTGTCGGCTATCCCGTCGGCGCTGCTGAATGAGTCGGCTACGCTGTTCCGTCGCAAGTATTACCTTAACGGCAGTCATGCGGGTTTCATCATGTACATGACCGACCCGGCGCAGAGCCAGCAGGACGTGGACAATATCCGCGGTGCCATGAAAAGCGCAAAAGGCCCTGGCAACTTCCGCAACCTGTTTATGTACAGCCCGAACGGGAAAAAGGACGGCATCCAGATCATCCCGCTGTCAGAGGTGGCGGCAAAGGATGAGTTTCTGAACATCAAGAACGTGAGCCGCGACGACATGCTGGCCGTTCACCGCGTGCCGCCCCAGCTAATGGGGATCATCCCGAACAACACCGGCGGATTTGGTGATATTGAAAAGGCCAGCAAGGTGTTTGTGCGCAATGAACTCATGCCATTGCAAAAGCGTTTTGAAGAACTTAACGTTTGGCTTGGAGAAGAGGTAGTAAAATTTAGTCGTTATGAATTAGAGTCATAATAATATAAGGATAGGAGCATAATTTATATGCTCCAATACATTTACCAACTAAACAATGATTTTGCGCGGATTGCAGGAACATCTGCAGTGTTTCTTTTAGCTGCAGGTTCCATGGCTTTTCTTTTGTCAAAAGCCTGATCTATGTAAAATTCTGGGTTTTTTATAAAATCAGAGTATTTTACTAGTGAGCAAAAAACATCCGTATCGTTGTAATGCGGGACCGTTGTTTGGTAAACATGATTTTCTTTTATTAAATAAGGCAAGTAATAGTCATATCCCCACCCGACCTTTCTAAGGTTGAGCCCACACCCACAACCTCCATCTGCACATGTTGCTGGAGTAAAAACATAATCATAAATTTCGTCTCTAATGACACCAATCAATCCATTATAGTTGTCACCCCAAAGCGAAGCTTGTATTTCAGAATTAACAAACGGCCTATTTTTCGTTTCACTCCCAATTAACACTATAGTGACCGTCGTATCAGCTAGATAGTCTTCGCGAATCTTTCTCATAATGGACTCTTCGCTTATTGTCGTACTTATATCCCCATCACTAACGGATTTATCTATGAAATTAGCACCCCCAAACTTTTCTATTAGTTCATCTTTTAAATCTTGTTCATTTGCGTGATGGTAGCTCAAAAAAGTTTTATGCATTACTAACTCCATTTCTTTAAGTTAACATTAAATTTAGTAGCAAATTCACCACTAAAAAATTTATTCACATCAGAGAATCCATCTAATATTTTATTAAAATGATAATAATGGATTTGCACTGTGCCTATAGGCGTTAAGTGGTAGGGCAATGAAATGAAATCCCCATTATTATTTTTATCCTGAGTAAGAACACTGTCCTTCTCTGACACATATTTATGCCAGCGCCTGTAGTTATTTTGATGTTCAGTCAGAAAAATATTCAGCACCTTCAAAGCTTCATTTGCAATATTGTATAGCTCTCTATCTCGTTGCCTTTTCAAATTTAGGATTCTTATTTCGGTCCTAATGAAATTATAGCATTCAAAATATGAGTTAAGCACTTCATCAAATGCATCATGATGAGCATCTAACTTGAATAAGCTCCTCTTGGTATCAAGGTAATTCTTAATTGTTTTTTTGAACAGAATGTCAGAGTTATCAAAAAGAACATTTACTCCTCCAAAATTTAATTGCTCAATTCTGAATGAGTAACGTTTATAAGCAGCACCAATGATTAACAAGTAAGCAACCAAGCATAAAATTAGAACCGATAAAAATGCCTTTATGATTCCGACATTGGACATAAAGTTCGCAGTAAACCACCATTTTTCAAATGGTGAAAAGGGTATAGACCCCATGAAAACCATGAGTAGTGCAAACAAACTTCCCCAGGCAAGCCAGTATTTTAACATAGGATTAATCCGTAAAATTTTCTTACGAATTTACAACAAAATTTTGTGTTTTAAAAGCTCTTGCGCGCGCTCGTAGCCCCGCCACGCCTGCCCGCTTTATGCAGTGGTTTTCATGCAGGTGCATGACATAAACAAAAGCCCGCCAGTACTGGCGGGCCGAAGGGTAAACGATCCTTTTGGGATCATGCGGATTCATGCAGCATAGACATGCACTCACGCGCACAGTGTCAGAACAGAGATAGATTGTTATCTGGCGGGGTAGATTTCGTTTCAACCTGGATAGAATTTTTAATCGCCTGCAGATAAAACAGACCCTGCGAAAGAGAGACAGGGGCAGAAATCTCAAGCCAGAAAACATAATCATAAGTCCGGCCTAACCAGAAGCCGCCGCCGTTCTCTTTTGGCCGCTGAAAGAAAACCAATCCGCCAGGCGCATAATCAGTCAGGTTTTCGCCCCGGTAAACTACCTGATAATTTGAATCGCTTCCGGCCATCGCCTAACGCCTCGTGGTACTCGTTGTTCAACCTTGCCAGTGCCAAAAATAAATTTTGTCACCAGCAACGTTATCAATATGCCTGGCTGCGGACTCACGCTACTCCGCAGCGTAAAAAATCTCATCGTCGGGGACTTTTTCGCAGCTCGAATGCGCTAACTCAGCGATGATACTCATCGCCAATTTCATGTCAGATTGCTTGCAATTTGCTATAAGCGACACCTCAGCAATGAACTGAACGCAAGCCATCTTACGGTTTATCGGTGCCAAATCTTGAGTGTTCATCTAACCCTCCCTTTACTCTAAAGACTGTATAACCATACAGTAGTAGATGCGTTACGAAATGTGAAATGTTTTTTCCTTCAATCGGTCCTAATCTGAAAATGAAAACTGCGATTTTCAGTGATTCCAAACTGTTATTTTGATTGGATAAAGCGTTTACTACCTGCCGTTAGCGGCTTCGCTTATGCCAGCTTTATTAGTTCAGATCCATTGACGCCACTTATCGTCTTCCTGCAGCCGCCCGTTCCGGTAAAAAATTCTCATACCCGCGCCTGAATTGAGACTGCCACCGGCCAGAAGCAGGTTTATTTCCATTTCCTCACCTGTAAATCCTCTTACCTGCAACTCAGCTACCAGAAGCGCCCGCTGATCGTCATCAATTTGCTGCTTGTAACCCTTTTTCTGACGCGGTTTCACTACCCGAAGACGCGCCAGCAGTTCCCGGCGTTGCTTTCTGGTCATATTGTCGAAATCTGCCGGACCATAAAGAGGCGCTTCACCCGGTTCTATAGGTTCAACAGATACCGGATTGCCCCTTAAAGTGTTCAGTTTTTCATCAGGGGGACAGTTATTGCCACGAGTCCAAGGGGCGCTAGCGCCCTGGTCGGCTGTCGCCTCCTGAACGTCAACGGCCTTACGGACCATCTTCCACTTTGTTGCGTGCGTGCAGATACGGCCCGCTACTAACGGGGACCAGATGCCATAAATGCGGGTGCCGTGATCGCCGTAAGGGGTTGGCTCGTCGTTAAGCTCGTAAGCAGTTCTGACGATGTGATGTTTACGTGGAACCAGCACGCCGCCCTGCTTCATGATGTAGGTGGCAAAGCAGCCCACATCTGCAGCGGCCAGCACGGCGTCCAGCTGCGCGTTTTCAAGCACCGGCGCACCTGCTTTTTTATCGCTCTGATTTCTCAGCGCCTGCCCGGCAAGCAGGCGCAGTTCCCGGTAAGCCTGACGGCCCGGAATGCCAAAGAAGCGGAACTGCTGAACGCGATGAAGTGACGCCCACGCCCCGACGTTCTCTGCGCTGTCACGCAGTGATTTACCTGTTTCTGCACTGATTTCATCAGACAGGCCACGGCCATCAATATTTTTACTGACGTATTTAGCGATATAACTGGTCGGTGAACCTTTGCGCGGGTTAATCAGCTCAGCTTTGAAGCGTGGCCCGGTATTGCTGCCAAGCTCTTCGCGATCTTTGCGAATGGCGAATTTCCGCAGCAGTGCGGTGACTGAACGGCGCTCTTTTTTGCGCATGAAGCACAGCAGGTGCCAGTGTACGGTGCCGTCGTGATGCGGCTCTGCAACACGCACGCCATACCAGCGCATACCGGTTTTATGCATGGCTTTACGGAAGGCGGCAAACGTATCGACCAGATAATCACTGCTCTGGCGTACCGTTGCCGTGGTCCATTTCGGATTGGGCCTGCCGTTGTTAAGCGTTGCGTGGAATCGTGACGGGCAGGTGATGGTGTAAAACACGGCGCAGTCGCCGCGCATTTCCGCGATAAGCTCCAGCCCTTTAACGCAGGCCATCATTTCATTGCGGCGGTGAGCCGGATTGCTGTTGCTGGCATTCACCACGTCTTCCATATCCAGCGTATCGCCTTCATTGCTTACCAGCTCATGTGAGCGGAAGAACTCCAGAGACTTCCGGCGCTGCTCACGCTTATGGATCACCGCTTCAAAGCTGACGTAGGGGGACGCTTTTTTGTTGACCAGGCAGACAGCACGCAGCTGCTCTTCACGCCATTCACAGCGCAGCTGCCATAACTTGCGATACCACCAGTCCGCGCAGAGCATACGGGCCAGCGAGGGCGGGATCAGATCATAAGGTACGGGCTTGCGGCGGCGCTTTTTGCGGCGCAGCTGCTCAAAGGCCGGGGGGATTACGTCCAGGCGCATCGCTTCAGCTGCAACAATCTCCCATGCCTGACGGACCTGCTCCGGCGTCACGTCGTCACTGACAAACAGATGGCCGCTGGCCTTATCAAGACACATGCTCATGTGCGCAGCGACCAGCGTAGATAAACGCTTGACCTGATTCTGGTTCATTTCAGGCAACGCCAGCAGGCCGTCCAGCCCGTCATGACCGGCCATAAACCGGAAGGAGGCTGAAATCTGGCTTTCGCGCACGCGGGCCAGCCGCTCAAGGCAGGGCCGGATGGTTTCGCGCAGGTAACGTGAATAAGCCTGCGACCTGCCGAGATTATGAAAGAACTTAACGCGCTCCATGAGTGGCTTGCTGATGTGCGAAGGCTGGGCGCTGACATCGGCCACGATAACCAGATCGGGATTGTGTTGCTGCTGTTCGCGGGCCATCTTTGCCCGGCTGACAATTCTGTCCTGCACAATTTCACGCTGGACAGGATCGCGGGACTCGTTGAAAAAGTAGCGGTCCCAAACCTCATCACTCATTGCCTCACGGCGCAGCTGCTCCTGCTCGTTATCTGCAGCATAAAGACTGATCAGGTTTGAAAGC